GGTCGATGCGCTTGGCCTCAGCTGTTTCTGCCGATAACTTTTGACCCAGGACAGCAGCAAGCCCTAGCTCGTTGATCTGCGCTGCAATCTGCTCAAGCCTTTGGAACTGCGCGTCGTAGCTTCTTCCGCTTGGCTCGATGTATTCAGCGCGGCCTTCAGCTGGAAATGCAATTGCTTCCCCAGGTCCGGCGCTTACCTCTTCCGAGGATTGCGGGAACCCATAAAACGCAAGCAAAGGAACAGCACTTAAGTGCAGCTGATTGTCGAGATCAGATTGGACCTGATAAGCCTTCAGATTTAGCTCTGCAATGTCGGCCATTGGTGGCCGCGACTCCATCACGTTAACGCGGTTGGAATAAGCGACAGAGAACGGGATCTCATCAAGACTGGTTGTGCCTTCATCAACAACGCGGAAATCACCTTTGTCGTCTTTTTGGTGAACCTCAAACGCGCCTGGAGTTAAGACACGAACCTGCTCAACTTCTTTCTCGCCGTAGTCTCCATCAGGAACAACGGTCTTTTCCATCAGACGAAGCTGAATCAGTTTTTGCTGCCCATCGCTTAACTCTGTGCGCCATCCCAAGATGTCTCGCGGTGTATAGGTTGCCCAATAAGGGCGCCCGTTAGACCCGGCCTGAGGAGCGTCAACAAGAACCCCGACGTGGCCGTATCTAATGCACTTCCTGGCTGTGTCATAAGTCCAGACGTTTAGATCGTTGCCTTGAAGATCAACGTCAAACAGCTGCTCTGTGATTAAGTCGCTTACGTCTGTCAATCTGACGGGCTTACGGGTCAACATGCCCGCCAGCATCCGCTCAAGCCTGACGTAATACGGGGCCAACGTTGAACGAATCAACCTGTTGTCGTATGACTCATCAAGCTCTCTAGGCTCTTGCGGCAAATATTTTCGATGCTTCTTCCTGATGCCGTAGGTGCCTTGCAAAAGCACTTCAATCAGCTTCCAATGCGGCTCCTGATTCACCCAGGCTGTGTTCGGGTCGTTGACGCGAGTAACGCTGCCAACCCGCTGCCTACCACCCGAAAAACCTGAATACACAGCTAAAACCCGCCCGATTCTGTCAGTTTAAGGCAGGGTCACATCTTTTACGATGCGAGCCTTTCCGTTCTCATCGACTTTGATCACCTGATGCTTGCGTGGTTCGCCATGCTTAGGCCGCAAGATGCGGCCAACTGCTGTCACTTTTGGCTTGTTCACTTTCTCATTCCTCTTGGCATTCTGAATCCTGGCCGTTTTTTGTTGACTGATTTCAAAGCTCCTTTTGGATCTCTATAAAACTCAAAGCCTGCTCGGCTCTAATCGCACCTCTTGTGGTTTTTCTACTTGGACGCCTAATCATTGAAGATCCCGGCTTATTCCGAGTGTCAGCGGTGCGTGCTTGATTTGCATAAGCCCTGTTTACTCTTCCAGATTGCGCCCTCAGCTCAGCTGAACGCTTACGAATCGCATCATTACGACTGGCCTCCTTCGCTGATTGCTTGGCCGTTGGCTGCACTCTTTGCCTCGGCTTGTTGGGCATTCGGGTTTGAATAGATAGTTTTTCCAGCCTGAGCCCTGCGGCATTTGTTCCAGCCTCTTTAATTTGCTGGTTCAAGTTCTTGATTCGTTCATTCCCCTTCTTACGGCCAATCTCGCGGGTGATGTCTGTCCCATCCTTGGGCTCTGCCTTTCGACGTTTCGCTGCTGCGGGCTTAGCAGTTGCCGCCAGTTTTTGCCCTGCGTTCGGGTCACGTTTAATGCCACCCTTTACGCGCATTGCACCGCCAGACTTAGGAAGCCCTGATTTTCGCAGTGCCGAATCACGCTCAGCAACTGCTTGAGCCTTTTTACGGCTTGCCGCTTGCGCCATAAAGCTGCCTCGCGGCATACCTTGCCCCCCAAGCTTTTTCGGCAAGGTTATGTTGCCAGACTGAACCGACGCATCAAAAGATTTTTTTGATGCCGCTTTTGTCTCAGCTGATCTAAGGATGTGACGTTCACCTCGTTTTTGGCCGCCAACTTCCCTGATGTTTCCCTTGCCGCTTTTCAGCCTTGCGCCACGCCCTCCCGTCTGACCGCTAAAACCCTTTCCAGCAAAGCGTCCTTTTGCGTCACGAACGTACCGGCGAGCCATGCCACTAAATCAAATCATCAATACAGCCTAATGCCAGTGCCTCGACCAGCACGCGCATAAAGAGGATTAAATTCGCGCCACACTAAATAACCAAGGCCATCGTTCATATGGTCATATCCAGCGTCTTTGTCTGGATCGCCCTTCTCTGTATAACTTTGCAGCTCTAAGCATTCAATTGTTCGCTTGCAGTTGGCCGCGACCTGAAGCCTTACTTCGCCTTTCCCATTCTCCAGGAGAGCTTGAACAGCAGCCACCCGATCACGAACGGGAGGGTTTGATCTTGGCGATTGATTGGTAAAGCCATAGGACTCCAAGATCTGAATATCGGTTTGGCTGGCGTTCGTGCTGCGGTTACCGCCTGATGCGTCAGGGTAGGCATAGACGCGACGGTCGGGAAAACGTCGTCGTATTTCTTGAGCGAGTGCGTCGGTGTCATGGGCACCGCTGACCTCATCGATCAGCAATAGTTGGTTGCCAAGACGGACAGCGATGACGGCTGACATGTTTCCAATATTGAAGTCAACGCCTACGCGGAGGGGCTCATCTTCAACATTGGGAATATCTGTGATTACGTGCTTTGCTCGGTCGAAACGGTCATAGACCTGACCTGTTGTCAGGTTCGTGAACTCTCCATTGAGATATGCCTGCAAAAGGCTCGGATCGTAGTTGGCTTTCAGCCGCTCAATGAAGTCTTGGGGAAGGTGTGGATTGTCCACTGTCCTCATTTTGATTAAACGCCGATCAGGACGCTGCTTTGCCTCTTCCGTTCCGAAGGTGTTCCACATCCAACGAAAGCCTTCAGGCGTTGATGCCGCAGCAAACTGACGCACGTTGCCAGCACGAAGACGACCAAGGATCTTAGGAAATGCTTTGTTTGCTATTGATGGCGGCACTGTGTCAATTTCATCCGCGAGACACCAAGCCGCATTGATACCGATGCAGCGCGTCCAATTCTCGAAGCTGCGGCAAAGGATCTTTGTGTCTCCGCCCGGCAGGTGTAGGACGTACTCAGCCAAAGGCGATGCCCTAAAGCTGTACGGGATGTCGTAAGCCTCTAAGAAGTCGTCAAAATCGTTTTGCCAAATATCACGAATCAATGGGCCTGTTGGCTCCATAACAATGCCAATAAAGCCTTGATTAGCTACGGCTAGGGCCACAGCCTTGCTGGCTAGGCTTCTGGTCTTTCCAGCCCCATAGCCCGCAGATAGGCCGATTATTTCTGTTGTTTGATCTTCTACAAAAGCAAGCTGACCAGGATGTAGGTCGGCTTTGATTCTGCTGAGAATGTCAACCGTTGTCTCTTGATCTGGCGGTTGAGCAAAGGCCAGAAGCTTGGTCGGTTCGCAGAGACCGGTAAGCAATGACATCAGTTGAGGTCAAAGCGCAAGAGCTTGGCTTGGGTCTCTAAAGCCTTGATCGCAACAGGAATTTGATCATCTCTACCTGCACGCTTTTCATATTCCACAAGGCGTGCAATTGCAGCGGCTAACCATTCAGGGCGTTCAATCTCTGAGTCTTTAGCAATGAGCTGCCTTGCCCTTGCTAGATATTCATCAGCTTGCCTGTCGCCTACGTCCCACTTTTCTGAGGCGTATTGAACGATTTCAAAACGCGAATAGGACTTAATCAATAACTGATAGACAGTATTGACACGCTCTTGAATCTGTAAGTTTGTCGACTTCTTGCCCATGCCGTGAGGTTAGCAAAAGCTAGAGGAGGGTTTCGCCTTGAGCGAGAAGCCAAGCGCGTTGGAGTTGATGAATTTTAGGGATGACGAACAGGTGTGAAGGGCAGAAGCCTTCAATGCTCCCTATGCGGATTTTGAGCGATCCATCGGGTTCTGTCGAGATTTTGGCATTGGGAATAGAGCTTGGCGATCCTGCGTTCATGGAGTTTGAAGGCTCTGAGGTCGTTAGCATTTTGGAGGAGGCGGAGCTTGGTGTCGAGAGATTTCATGACTCAAAGGATAAGTTCTTCCATAACAGCAGCCCGAGATTGAAGCGTTTTTAAGGTTGCGATCGCGTCAATCTCTGTTTCCAAATTTTGAGTAGCAATGATTAGCCATCCACGAGCGCAAAAGATGTGGAGGATGCGGTTGGCATCAAGGCCAAAACTAGAGACCCAAGAGTCTTTTGTAGCGTGATCTGCTTTTTTGCAGATTGACAAGGCTTGAGTGGGCGAAAGCATTTTGGATAAGAGCCGAAAGCTTTTGCTTCGCTCTCTGTTGAAAATGCGTTGGATAGCGGGATCTGCGAATTGGCTCATTTGATGCCTTCACGATGGCGCGATTTAATGTCTAGCGCGTAAATCAAGTGTGAGTTTATTTGTTTATGATGGGGAGTGACTATTTCAATAACTTGAGAATACTGTTGCTTGAGAGCGACAAAAGTACTTCCGTTATTGCCGACTTTCCAAACGAAACCCACGACTTCAACGGTGTTTTCGCCTGGCAAAGCAAGAACCTTCCATTCGTTCAAGTTCAAGTCGGAAAGTTCTGCATATGAGTTGTTGGCAATGATTTGAAAAAACGATCCAAGGTAAGCAGCGTGGAGCAAAAGCCCTGACCGAGTTTCAGCACTGGAGTAACACCACTGAGGTGCTGTGTACTCAGCTGCGTAAACTGCTGACTGCAAAAGCTCCCAGCCAAAATCAATCGGACAATCGAGGTGCCATGTCAACCAGCAACCCGCGTAAGGCGAGCCTTCAAAGGTTTCGTATGTAATGGTCTCAATGCTTGTCATAACAAGAAAACAGTTTTTAAAAGTGTGATGCCGGGAGATGGATCGCGCCACTAACGCGCCCTGCTTTTCCTTTAACCGCCTTTTCTGCTTTTTTTGCAGAAAAGTTAGGCGGTAACAGCTGGCCGCCACGGTGGGGGATAGGTCTTGTATGGCTTTCATCTTGCGTGACGATGTGTTGCCTGCTTTCCACCTTGGGCCGTTGGCGTATAGAACCGCCAAGGGCGATCATGGGTTCAAGAGGTTCACAAGGCTCAACGCAAGCATCGGGCTTCCCGGCAATTGATCAGAAAGGACAGGTTTCGATTGTGTAGGTCAGGCCGCCAAGAGTGGCGTCATCGGTCAGCTCTTTAAGTTGGTCACGGTCAAGTGCCCACTCAGACCAGGCTGCTGTGATCACAAAGAAGGTTGGCTCAATGGTTGGGATTGGTTGAGCGTCTTCTAAGCGTTGGCGAGCTTCGTAAGCGCGAAGTGAGGTTTCGTGAAAATCCATTGTTTTTAAGCGGTTCCCTCTCGGGTTGAACTAATGGTAGACCATTGACTGAGATTTGGCAAGCACTTGGTCAGATCACCGTTCGCGTTTGACTGTTTGGATCAGAGTCGTCCAAGTCGTGGGCTTCAGGGCCAAAGCCTTCGCGCTT